AGATTTGAGATCTATTATCTCTATCATGTCTTTACCAATGAGTATTGCATCTGCTGTACCCCATAAGTCTGCATGTATTTCTGGCATATTAACTTTTTCTTCTATCAAGGGTCTTGCTACATCAAGCTCCATCATTCTCTTGTCTATGTAATCTACATAAGTATTAGCACAATCAATCATCTCTTGGTCAACTGTGATATCAAAATCTTCTACATGATGTGTTGTGTCTAAATAGTATTCTTCTATTGTAAGATTATTTAATCTACCTTTAAGTAGTGTCTCTACCATTTCGTGAATCAATGTACCTGTCGCTGCTGGTATGCCTACTTTGTATTCTACTTGCATGCTAGACAATAGCTGTGGCATGCCAGGGCAAGCCATCCATATCTTTGCTGCTGAAGGTGAAAGTTTAGCGTGTGCCATCTACAGATATATAAGAGTCGTTTTCCATCTTTTGCACATCTTTTAAATCATAAAGTATCTTTCCACCAATCTTGAAATAGCTAGGACCTTGTCCTCTATATCGTCTGTTATCTATTGTTTTCTTGCTAACTCCCCAGCGCTTTGCTAATTCGTCAACTTCTATGGTGTTTGATATGTCAAAATTCTTTTCTAATATATCCATAAATTTCCCTTTTATTAATATTTTTGTTTATACTAACACGATATTACTAATTATGGTAATATAAATAAATAAAATTTGGGAGAAATTTATGATGAATAAAACAGTATACGCACATACTAACATAGGAAACGAAAAGGATTGGGACCAAGAGATAGATAAACTTGCAACCAATAACCAAGTAGCTGGAACGCATTACAAGCAATCTAAGATACAGCCTATTGATTATATATACGCTAACAACCTGTCTTATAACCTAGGTAGTTGTTTAAAATATATAACCAGAAGTAAAGGAGAGAAACAGGATAGGGTGACTGACTTGTTAAAAGCCAAACACTTTATAGATCTTGAATTACAGATGGTTTACGGAACAGACGCTAAAGGTAATAATATAGGAGACTATTCAGTAGAAGTTTCTCTATAACCATGAGGTAGCTATGAATTTATATGAGTTTGATGATCGTATCTTAAACGAAAGGAACGGAAGAAAGCCTGTATATATAAACAAACATCTTGCTAAAAAGTTTAAGGATTTTTGTGAGACTGAACAGAAAGAACCACATAAGGTGGTTGAGTATCTAATATCTTTAGGTATGAACTCTGTAAAGCATTACGAAAAACCTAAAGTGTCTGTTGACATCGAAGCTCTTTAAATAGGTTTTTGGTATTCTCTAGCGTGTCCCACGCTTGAACATCCTCGTCTTTAAAACTTATCTGCTTTAGACCTTCTGGAAACATAAACTGAACTGTTTGATGTTTTAAAGCAACCAAGGCATAAACATCTATAGCATTTTCTGTATAGAATCTTTCTTTGGTATAAGCACCGCGCCTAAAGTCATATATCCATGACACTCTACAGCTTTGTATTTTTGATTGTGTTTTAACCTGGCACTTGTATAGCGTATGGTCAACATCAAAAATGATGTCTGCCTCCGCGCTGTGTGGAACTATCATTACAGTATCTGCGTGTAAAGAAAGTAGCGAGGCTACTAAGTATTCTCCAGATCGGCCAACTCTTTCAGATTGGCGCGGCATGGGGTTATTTGAGTAATGACTCTAAATATTTTTTTCTTTCCAAATCATCTGGTGTTAAGGCTTGTGTTATGGGAGCAGCACCTCTTGCTGAAATAGAACCAGGCGCTCTCAATAATGCCTCTGTAGGTTTTAAACCAAATGGTTTCATGTAAGCTATGTCTGCCATAGCCGCTGGGCCTGCCAACTTTATCATGCCGCTTACTGGTTGTGATAATACATCTCCAACCATTAACCTAGACGCTGTGCCAGAGTCAGGAAATGGTCCTCCTAATACTGATTCAGCTAATTCTGATGTTTCTTGTAAAGGCTGTTTACCTTTAATGGTTTTTGATTTTGTTTTTGTGTAATCGCCTTTTTTTATAGCTCTTAATATTTGATTTGGTGTAAAAATTTTATCTTTTGTAAGTGCTTGAATCATAGCATCATTAATAGGCATAATATTTCTATACACCGCATTTATATTTCTTAACTCTTGTGCGCTTGGGTTTTGTATTTCAATTTCATCTCTAAATTTATTTTTTAAAGACCTAAAAACTTCTCCAATTTCTCCTTCAAAACCGCCTTTTTTTATAAATTGTTTTTCAAGCCTTCCTAACTCTGTTTCTATGTTTTTTAACTGTCTGCCTGATAATATATTTTCGTCTACTTTTGTAGATATGTTTTTAATTACTTTATTAATAACAAAATCTTGACTGCTTTTTGATATTCCAGAATCTTCAATAATATCTAATAATTTATTTTCAATACTAGCTACATTGTTTAATTTTAATTTTCCTAAAACTCTTTCGTATTCTTTATCCAAAGTAGACTCTACAAATTCCCAAGCCTCTTTGCCTGTAGTTCCCTTTGGAAGCTTTACACCAATTGGCGTTAATGCCTCATTTAGAAGAACATTATTTGTTTGTTTTAAAGCATCTAATCTAGATTTTTGTATAACAGCACCCACACCAGGATATGATGTTGAAAAATCCTCAATTGCAGCAACTAAGTTAGATCCTATGCTTGTTGTGTTTCTAAAAGATTGTCCTATGGTTGGACTTATGCCAATTTTTTCTAATTGTTTTGCTTGTTCAGATTTAACAGGTAAAACTTTTCTAGCTGCTCCTGCCAAACCTGCGCTTAAAGCAGCGCCAGTAGCTCCTGCCAAGGCTCTTTCTGCAACATCACCTTCGGAAGCTCCAGTTCCATATATAGCACCTTCCAAGGCAGCTTTACTAGCAGTACCCAATTCTTTTAATTTTTTTGCACCTTGTACAAATTTACCTGGACCTAATATTGCAGCTCCAATTTCTGCTGGAAATGCAACGCCTGGAGCTTTTTGTCTTACCTGCTCAACTCCAGCTCTTGCTTCTTCTAAAAATTCTTCGTAAGTTTTTGATTTATCAAAAGCTCGTCTTACAGTTGCTTCTGCCTCATCTCCATAACCAAGTAAAAGTCCTTGTCCTATAGTTCTGCCTATATTTAAAACTGGGTTTTCTAAAGCTTCCTGCTCAACGCCATAATCTATTGCTTTGGGTGCTGGCATTAGGAAACATCCTCTTGAGTTAGCACTCTAAACTGGCCATTTATAGCATCATAAACAAAGTCGCCTTTTTTAAGGATTCCTTGTTTTACCTGTTCGTCAAACTCATTGTCTGAATTATATGATTTATATAAAGGCCCAAGCTCCTTATCAGCATAATCACCAAAACCTAGAAGGTTTTGATTGTCTTTTAAATATTTATCCATAAGCTTTTGTCTTTTAATATTGTATTCAATAAGGTTTTGCATCCCACCTGCTACAACCAAGTTACCAGCTGTAGATTTGCCTAACTCTGGAACTGCTGATCTAAATAAATCTATTTCCATGTCTGAGGTTGAACCAGAACCTTCAACCCTCATTCTAGGAACTAAATAATTTGTGGTTGCTTGGAATAATTCTTGTTGACTTAAATTATTAACAGTATTTTCGTCTGCTGCGCCAAGTGAAACCGCAAACTCTCTAAAAGGCATTAAAAATTGTTCAACTTTTCCAGTTTTAACGCCATCTAAAAGTTGTTGTTTTGACATTTTTAATCTTTGTAATGTTTGTTTATCTGATTCTAGTTGTTTATCTATTTCTTTTTTTGTAGCAAAACCAGCTTTAGCAGCTTCCTGCATAAATATAGTATCTCTTTTTTGGTCTAAGTTAATTTGTGTTGCACCTGCTTTTTTTTGTTTTTGTAAAAACTCAAGATATTCTTCATTTGTGGGTGTTGGGTCCGTTCTTATATATTCTTCGTAGGAAGATGGTCCTTTCGTTGTTTTGGGTGCAAACATTCTAGGATCTAAACCAGCACGATACAGCCTAATCATGTCAGCATACTTTGGGTCTTGTCCAAGTTCTTGTAATAACTTATCTTGTTTTGCTTGTTGCATCTGCTCTTCAGCCAACTGCATCCTTCTAGGATCACCAGACAATATAGCAGAAGATTTACCTAGGCTTCTTTGTAAAGCAGACAAACCTTCCTGCCTGCGCATGCGCGCCTGCTCTGGAGATACTTGCTCCATTGGGTCATAACCGCCAATTTTTGTGAGACCTCTGCCGACTCCTTGACCTATTCCTTTAAAAAAATCTCCTATTGCCATATCTTTATCCTATTGGGTAGCCACCTGAACCTGGTAAGGTTGAAGGCAAATTAATTTGTGGCGGTGATTGCGGTGTTTGTTGTGGATTAAACAAAGGACTTATTGTGTTTAATAGACCCATACCAGCTTGCGCTCTTTCGTAAGTTCCTGGTGTTCTTGTTGTTGTTTCACTTACTGATGGTCTCATACCAAATACAGCACCTTGTAACAATCCTAGCTGTTGTCCAGGATAACCTAATGCTCTTTGGAACTCGCCTCTTTGCGCTCCGATAGCTTGTTGTTGCAATGCTTGCTGTTGCTGTCCTATACCAGTCAGTAAACCAAGGCCTTGCAATTGACTTGTTTGCAAACCGCCCAATAATTCAGCACGCTGTTGTCTTGCTTGCATTTCTAACTGTGGCTGTGTTAATGCAGCTCTACCAGCAATGTCTAAGCCACCTAATTGTCTTTGTTGTTGTAGCTGTGCTTGTTGCATACGTCTTTGCTGTCCTAACTCTGCACCAAAGATACCTGCTTGTTGACCAAGTTGTGCTTGTTGTAATGCTCTTTGTTGTTGTTGCTCTGAACCAAACATACCTAACTGTTGTTGTCTTGCTAAATCAGCCTGCGCTGCTGTTTGTGCCTGCTCAAAGCCTGACTGTCTTAAACCAGCAGCTGTTCTAGCCATTGCCTCTGCGTAAGGTCTTTGTGATTCAGATTCTAGTAATGCAGATCTTGAGCCACCGAAAGCACCTGCTCTGATTGCTCTATCCTGCGCACCGCCACGCGCTATGTCAGCTTGTCGCTGTATGTCGCCCATTGCTAAATCTATGACTTGTTGTTGATATGGAGATTGATAAGCGCCTATGTCTTGGCTTAGTAAACCTCTGAACTGCGGTGCAGATACTGGACCTATTTGAGCTGCGCCTGGAGCTTGTGTTGCTTCTATAGTTGGCGCTTCAAAACCAGTGACAGGTTGTATGGTAGGCTTAAACTGTTCTTGTGCCATACCTTGTAAAGCTTGTGTTGGGTCATAACCCATACCAGATTCAAATAACCCTCTAGTAGCTTGAAATTGTCTTAGTTGATCTGGTGAGAAACCAGCAACCATTGGTCCTGTATATGGTATAAACGGTTGTTGTGCAACCTGTTGTGACCTTTGATATAGGTCTTGTTGCATTGCTTGTGTTTGTGGGTCTACTTGTGCTTGAGTTGTTGTTTTTGGTGTTTTAGGGTCAAAAGCTTGCTTAGCTGCTGCTGCTGCTCCGATACCTCCAATAATTGTTCCTATTGCCATACTTTATACCTATAAATCTTTTTTCAATAAATATTCTGTTTCAAATCCTAGATGTTTTATTTTTCTAATCCATCCTTTTCTGCCGCCGCCATAAAGTCTTTTAATGCCAGCTTGTTTTGCAAATGTTTCTATAGATGAAAACATTTCTTCCAATTCTTTATAATCGCCGCCACAAAAAGGAATATTTAAAGCCTTCACCTGTGGATATATTACAAATTCTGTTATGTATGCAGACTTTTTGCCTGGCCATAAATGGAATATTCCATTCCTTATTTTATCCTCTATATCATCGATTGTATAGGAATCTTGATGTTTTACAGC